ACCGCAGTGATTACATGCCATCGCTGCTGCCCACCCTCCAGATTATCATTTCAGGAAGTCTCCTGCGGTTGCTTCCACCTTGGGTTGTGCGTTCCCTCTCTGCTTATACTTGGAGGGGGTCTTCTTGTCCATAGCCTCCGTACCCACGGCGGCATTGGCGTCATCGTCAGGCTCATCGGTTGCGAGGCAGCAGATGCCTTGCAGCGAGTATCGCCGTGCGTAGGTGATTGCGCTCCCAAGGGATTGCATATCAGCCTTCTTGTACTCCAAGGGCATCGTGCTCCAGATGGACTGCTCACCGTAGAGCAGGGTGGTCACGAGGTTAACCTGTTCTGCGACTACCCTAGCCTCTCTCTCTTCGCTCGCTCGGAATTTTACCTCTGGCGTGTACTCCACCGTCTGTGTCACGGCTATGCCGTGGCTGTTGAGCACGTTACGACAGGCTTCAATCACATCGTCTAGGCCCGCATACTTCGACTTGAAGTAGGGGTTGCTGGCAGACTTGGCTGCCTTCTTCAGTTCCATCTGTGCCTTAGCCAGCACGGATGGTAGTGTATCATTACTATCTTGTTTATTTGGCATTGTTCTTTTCTTTCATTAGTTTGAAAAACACAGAGGCTGGCATGGATACCAGCCATTGCTTGAGGCTCCCTCCGGTGCGGTAACTAGCCACTATGGGGAGCTTGCTTCCGCAGTCGTTTATGGCCTGAGCTATGGCTTTCTCCAACTCCAGCCTCTGTGTATATTTTACTTCGAAGTGGAGATGGGGCAGGTCTTCACATATGACATCGGGGCTGTCCTCGTTGCCGCTGAATTGCTGCCCGCGCCTAGACCGTTCGTAGCCGTGCTTGATGAGCTCGTCTCTCCACAGTCTCTCTCCACGCTTCCCTTTCTCTCTACTGTTCATTGTATCCCAGCATCATTGATGTTCTCGACAAACACGCTCCCTTTGCGGAATTGATTGGTCGCTCTCATCAATCATCACCGACACTTCATTAAGGCTCTCCTCCACTATGAGGCCCATGCCATCAATGAACTCTAGGACAGCTCTATCGTCATGAAAACGAACATCCTTGTCAGAGTCAGTGTTCTTCCTGATGTACTTAATGTGGTCGAGGTTCACTATAACCTCCTCTGGGTTACTGATGTCTTGGGTGAGGAATATGAATCTCTGTATGTTTCTGTTTTGCATTGTTTCCTTTCGTTTATCTCTACTGTTCGCTGTGTTCTTTTATGAAAGCCCTTATGCAGTCTGACTTGCGGGCATATGGCCTAGTCTCTCGGAGGTCGTAAGTCCTATCTACAACAATCCACTTCCCCGCCTCGGAGGGTTCGTTCATGGGGCTGTCGTAGATTTGATGTAGATAGTAAAGTGGAGGCTTCGGGTGAATCCATTCCCTCCCCTTGTCAGAGTCTATGGTTGTCTTTGGCCAGTCGAAGTATTCGTACCCGACATCTTCTCGCTCTATGTTACTTATAGCTTCCATCAGTATTCCTTTCGTTTAATCTTACTTCCTGAGTAAGAGTAAGAAATGGAGGGGCCACACCGCAAGGAGGCATAGAGCATTGGTAGACGCTCTGTGAAGACAGTGCAGCCCCTCCGTAATTCATTCCGTGTACTCCCCGACCTTCGCCATGTCGATGAGCATCTCTACTATGTCCCGCCTTGACCGTCCGGTTTCCCTGACCAGCATGGCGAGCTTGTTGTGTCTCTGTTCGGTTATCCTGACCAGCAACCCTCGTCGGTTGTCGTCGGGCCTCAGCTTGGAAACGGATACTACTGTGCCGTCCTCGGTGTCATTCTCCATGCGTGTATCTTACAGAACATCACGGGCGATGTCAACAGTGAATGACTGGAGTCCTGCGCAGGATTGGGGTGGAAGGTGGAGGGGGCCGGGAAGAAAGGTAAAAACCCAACCCCCTCCGTAGCGGTTAAGAGACCGCCGTTAATCCTCCTCTTCAATTATCCGGAACCAAGCCTTCATTATGGCTCGTGACTGGGCCTTGGTTTTCTCCAAGTCCACTACATCATCCTTGATGCAGCTTACCCCTATCCCGATGAGGCTCTGCCCCATGCGCTGACGGGTGCAACCCCTGACCTCGCACACATCCAGCAAGGCTCTTAGCTCCTCGCAGAACTCTTTAGCATTCTGTTCCTCTTCCTCTATGGTTGTCATCCCGGTTCTCTGTAGGCTCCTATCCTGATTGCCGCCCTGCCGTGTACCAGCCGGTCAAGTTCGTTGCCGTCATCGTCCAGTTGTTTGACGACTTTCGGCCCTGACTGCTTGCAGATAGCTGCGCTTGGCGTGACCTCGACCACTGTGAAGGGGGTGGAGTCAAGAACAATATGCTCTCCGACTTCCCTCCGGATGAGACCGGAGTCATTGACCTTGGGCATAGTCTCCCAAACCTCCATCCCCTCCACTGTTTCCAGCAGGGACTGCGGCCCCCACTTGGACTGTCTGAACGGCCTAGTTCTCATGGATTGCGCGTACGTCCCTTCTATATACTTCGCACACTTGCTTCATCTTGAGCTCCATAGCCTTGCTAACTGACTTGATGAACTCATCATCATTAGGTGCAGCGTTCCTTAGGGTGTAGAGCCCGATGTCTATTGCGGAGGTGGCGTAGGCGAGCGGGTCTACCCCCTCACCCCTTAGCTTTGTGATGTTGTCAGCGTGTATTTTACCACACCTTTTCACCTGCTTCTCTATCTCCTTCGTCACGGTGAACGACTCTTTCTTTGGTTTCATGTTAGCCTCCTGTTTAGTTGAGTATAGCATGGGCGAACAGTTCGTCAAGCTTTTGCCCTATGCGTCCGGGCAGGTTGGACATTACATTCCTCGTGTGTCGGTGTGACACCTTGACTTCCCCGCTGAAGCAGAGGTTGTCGCATACGAAGGGGGCAATGCCCATGACCAGTCCGGCGGCGAACTGTTTGTCGTTACTGTTCCTCACTCCGAGTACATACTTATATGACTGGGTGACGCTGGTTCCCGGTGAGAAGAGGCACTCTTGCGCGAGCAATGCATTCATCCGGTCCCCATTTGGGTCACAGTATTGGGTTAGCATGGTGCAAGCCCTCTGAGTCCTGAACGCTATGGCGTCCAGTCTTGAGTGGGCGGTGCGGAACTTACCCTCAGTGCGAAGGTTCTGGGTATAGGACTGGAGAAACCTCCACACGTTATGTGTGTAAGAGTGCTGGTCTCTTATGGCCTCCTCCGGTGGCTTGTTGTACTCATTCTCTACGTCCAGCATTTGTGATGGTGGCAGAGCTTTCTTCTTGCACAGCCTGACGAGCAGGGAATGCCTGTCCTTGGCTGGGAGTGGGGTATCCACGTACATGAGGTTTCTAGCATCAATGGATGGTATGGAGAATTCCTCCAGCGGGATGAGCCCGAACATACATTCATTGCTTGGAGTGATTGCGAACTCACCCTTGCGGTATCCTATGTGTCTCTTGTCCAGTTCTCCCTTGACCATGTCCAGATACTCCGGGTGTCCAAGTTTGATATGGGTTTCGGTTGAGCCAGTCGGTTCCCTGAGGTGTTCCAGTTCCTCTTCGCTGACCAAGGTTGCCCCGGTGTGGAGCATTAGTTTTACATCAGACATTTGATTTTCCTTTTGTTTTTGGTTTCAGTTTGTACACATCCCCGCCCGTCAGTGAGCGGGAAATCTTCAAGTCCCTCTGGGTTTTCCGTTGGGCCTTCTTCTTTTCATCCTGTTCATTGAGCCAATCAATGTGCAGGTTCTTCATCATTCCCACTTTGTTTCCTCCTCTGCGGGATTAATTGCCCCAATTAAACCCGTACCATCGCCGTCTGGTTTCTTGGGCAACGGGGCTTTCTTGCTGAACTCCTCCAAGTCGAGTGCCTCAACCGCATGTGCAACCAACCGCTCGTTAAACAGTCTCTGTCGCTCGGACTCCCTCTCCATTGCGTCCATAACATCAGCGAGTATGAATCTATAGCTCGCGCCAACCCTGAAGAAGGGTATCACCCCTTTATGGGCTTGCCTAGTAACAGTGCGCTTGCACACCTTGAGGACTGCGGCCAGTTCCCCGGCTGTCAGTATTTCTTGGGTGTCTACAGGCGTCCCGCCTTTTAGCAGTTCCGGTCGCTTGGTTTCGAGCGCGGATTGGATTAGGGTTAGGCAAGCCATATCCCCCATCTGTCCGCGCACCTTTATAGTCTCGCAGATGAATGCGAGCAGTTCATGGTTTCTCATGGTTTCCCCCATTGGTATTCGTTTATGGCGTCCACTTCCTTGGGGAATCCGAGTGCAAGCTTGGCCCTATTGTTCTTGTCTGACTTGGATATCAGGCGCATCAGTTGCGCTGTGAACCAAGTGCCTTCACCTTGAAGTATCTCTTCAATGTGTGTTTCATCGTATATGCTCATGTTGTTTCCTTTCTGTTTTGGTTAATCTTTCCACCAAGTCCCGTGACCTTCCGTCCAGATTGACTTGGCCTTACTTGCTGCACCCTTGCACAGCCCACAGTCAGCGCATTGCACTCCTCTGGTGTAGTGCGGGCATTGTATCTCACCCTTATCAGGCTCAGGCTCTCCCCCTGCACGGTAGGTACGCCAGCCCATTGCCCATGCCTCCTTGGCTTCGGCTACTGAGTGGACACTTGCCATACAGAACTCCTTGAACTGTTGGAACCGTGGCTGTCTCCATTTGTGGGTGTACCCAGTCCAGTTGGGGGTTATCTTGAGGAGTGCCGTCCAGACTTTGGCTGGGATGGCGGTAGGTTCACCCGCTGACCCTACCCGGAGGGGTACGCTCGCCAGACTCTCCTTCTCATCCGCTCCCAGATAGGCGTATCTGTCCGCCTCAGCGGCCCTGTGAACGCTCGAAGGAGCTTGCCCCCAGACGACGTAGCACTCATCCCATACGGGGCAGCCATCGCAGCCAGCACCCTTCACTTCCCTAGAGGGATGCTCCCGCTTGAGGATGTAGGTCTGGGCCATTGCCCCTGTCTTGGAGTTCTTTGAGGGACGCTCCAAGCCTGTGATGACAGCCCGTGTCCGGCTAGTCTCATGGATGATGGCTGACCCTTTCACTTTGCCCATGATATGCCTCCTTCCCTGTACGCCTTGTCCCAGTCTACCAGTACGGGGTTGAGGGGTTTGCCTCCACTTGCCGTCCGGGGCTCATTGCCTTCCTGCTCCAGCTTGATAAGCTCACACGCTCTCGCATGAGCCGGGCTCGCTAGGTGTTTCACCATCAGTTGATGGGCTTGTTCCTTGTTCATGTTTGTTCCCTTCTTTTTGGTTTCTCTCTGTCTGGACTTGGGCTAATCCCTCTATCCAAAACTCTCTATGCCGTTGCTCCCTAATAGGCTCACGCTCTTCTAGGGGTCTGAATTGTTCCCATTTCATATTTGATTATCTCCAGTCCTGCGCAGTATCTTACTTTGAAAGTAAGATTAGGTTAGTGTGCCAATAAGATACGCTTGACAGGGTGTAGGGTAGACAACTAGTATAACTCTTTACCAGTTGCGCCTGCCATTGGCGTTAACCCTGTCCTTAGGCACAATTCCACAAGTCCCCCCCAAAGTCCCCATTCAGACTGTCCTGACTATTAGTGAGTGAGTAGGGTCACGCCGCGAGTGTCAGTGGATTACTTCACCACTTAACTGGTATCGTATCTCACGGTGACCGCTCTTCACTAGTTGTCACGGTTCCAGTGTTCAAGGTTGGGGGGGAGAGTGGGTTCATTGTGTGATTGCAAGGTAGAGTCTGAATACCATTGCTCCAATACAAACTACTATCCCTGCCACCATCACGATGGCTGTTAATATTTCCAATGCGGTCATTTCCCGCTCGTTTCGTGTGTTCATGGTTTACCTTTCGTTTAATTTACCTCTAACCTTCATCGCCCACCGCTGGCGAAACTTGCTGTTGATGAGTACCCCCGTAGCCACATACGGGCAAACCGCCCACTGGTTCAAGGTTCTGACCAATTGCCTAAACAAGGGGTCATCCTTTATTCTGGCGGTCATTTCCCGCTCATTTCTAGTGTTCATGGTTTACCTTTCTTTTAGCTGTGAGTGTATCCGTCTTTCTCTATGCCGAGGTACATCCCGCACCAATTATGGCAAGCGAGCCACATATCCCCGCACATCCCGCCCATTCTCCACCTACGCCTAAAGTGTAGGTAGGTGGGTGAGCCGTCCGGGGCTTGTCGATACTTGGCAAGTACCGCTTCCTGCTGTGCTTTCGTTATCATTGGTTTACCTTTCTTTTGTGGGTTAAATCATCCCGTACTTGACCAGCACGGATTGAATTCGGCCTTCCTTGCACTCCGGGCAGGGATAATCGCCATCAGGCTCAACGGTCTGTGTGTGACCACACTCCGCGCACTCACCTTCGCAAGTGCCATCCATCATAGCCTCTTCACATTGGCTCAGTTCATATTGTGTCAGTATCATTTTGGTTTACCTTTCTTTTGCTCCCGCTGAATTGCGGTCACACTACAACACGTTCCCGCCGTGCTGTAGTGTACCCGCAAGGGGTACATCCGGAGTCCAATGATTAGCGGAGCATCCGGAGTTGTTAAGGATTGTTGGCGCGTTGCATCGCATCAATCGCCCACACTCTCGCAAGGATTTCTTGCCCTTGCCGTCCGGCCCCTAACAGCCAGAGGGGGAGTGAATTAGTCTGAATTAGTTTCGCCCTGAAATATCCCTTATCAGTCGAAGTGCGCCATGCTGCATCCGATGGCCTACGTTTGCCCTTGCCATGTGGGCTCGTGTTTTACGGGGTTGCATTTTTCCCGCCCCTGCCGCGTTTCAGGGAAGTTTGTTGCAAGTTCGTGGGCCTTCGCCTGCCGGAGTCTGTTACTCGCCCTTGCCTCTCCTTAGCCTATTTCAAAAGAGCATTGGAGTTTGGGTGTGGGGGTTGAGCTTCACAAATTTGTGATGCACGTCCGCCGCCACTCAATATGCCTCCAAGCATGGTTAAATACTAACATATTCACACCCTATTGTCAACCCCCGCTACCATTCCTCGCCCCCATATTTCCCGCCCTCCCGCGTACGCGTGCGCATCTCGTCCGCGTCCGCGCACGGGGGAAAATTCGGCACAAAAAAACCCTCCGGATTCCTCCGGAGGGTTGTGGTGTTCACAAGGGGGTTATGCGGTGACTAAGTCACGCTCGTTTTCCGTTTCCTCGGCATCCATTTCTGCGATGGCTTGAGCTTCCGTCGCAATGTCGGCCAAGTCGCGCTCTTTTGCTATGTCCTTGCCGTCTTCAATCGCGACTAGCGTTGCACGTGCTGCTGATTTGACTGCTTTAATGAGACTCTGGCGCGGCTTGCGTGCGTCCCAATGCTCGTCAATTTTATCAGCGAGAAATGTCCGGAATAATTCCGTTCCCATTTCCACCATCGAGGCCTTGCCATCGAACGATAGGGCATCATCGGCTTGGGCTGGTAATACTTGGTCGGTATCAGCGTCCATGCTCTCGACGCGGGCGAAATCCTCGCCGTTTGCTGTTGACGTGTTGAAATCGGCTAGTGCCAACTCCTTCACCGGGTTGCTATTCCCACGGTCGGATTCAGTGTCTGTTAGACCAAGCACCTTTGCACGGGCATAAAGCCAACTACGGGTTGTAGTTTTCTTTGCAAGAGCCACGCCGTCCTTGTCAACTAGTACATCGACAATGTCGGCAATTTGATGCCCCTTGCCATCCGCGTACAGTGCCAGCGCGTAGGCTTTCAACTTGCCATCGCTACTCCCTGCAGCTTTGGCAAGCTTCACAATTTCCTTGCGCTCATCGGCATTTAGTGAGGATTGGACTTCCGCTTGCTTTTCGTTTTTTTTGCTCATTTCTTTTTTCCTAGTGTCGGATATATTGCCGCTCCGGCATTGGAGCGGGCATCACCTCCGACGGAGCGATTGCGTTTGACGGTCTCATGTTCACAAATTTGTGAAACCGCCAAGGGCAATCGCCCCTGTGAACCTGCAAATTGTCAATGAACATCGGCAAGCTATCCCCGCCGTATGCACCTTTGACTATCGCCGATGCTATCCTATTCAATCTTTATTTTGAAGGGGAAGCGGGCAAAGCTTTCCATGGTGTTCACAGCGTGGCGTTTGCTGCTCTCGTGCTGCTCTCTCAGCCATCCCGTGTGTGGGCGGGGGTCGGTGCATAGGTTATCCCCCCCGGCGCGACGGGGGAGCGTGTAGCGTCATGAGTGGGGCGATGTGATATATTCACCGTGCGCGTGAATCTGCCCAAGGGGGGCAAGTTCTGCCAAGGCGTTTTGAATCCTGCGCAGGACTGGACGCCACTCTTATAGGGGCTCACCCGGACGACATGCGCGGGCGCGGCGCGGCGCGGAGGACACCCCACCCCCCACCACCCCCATTTCACCTTAATAGTATGTATACCCCCCGTTAAAAACTGGACTGAATTTTAGCTTTTGATATATTGTCCAAGGGTATGGCGGAAATTTCAGTAAAGAAGAATTTGGCTGGGGAGACACTCCAGATGTTTTTGGCTAAGGTTGCCAACGGATTGAGCTTGACGGCTGCGTGTGGGTCGTGTGGGATTAGCCCCAAGCGTCTGGATGTCATACGCAAGAAGAAGCCCAAGCTGAATGCGCAGATACTTGCGGCACAGGCTCAGGCTGAGGAGGCATTGATAAACAAGATTATGAACAGCCGTGATGGGAAGTTGGCATTGGCTTTCCTGCAATCGCGGTTCCCGCACTGGAATCCGAAGACAGCTACAAGTGGCAATTCGCCCGCCAAGAGCACTATCTCACCAGAGTTGCTTGCGCAGTTGTCTTCGATTCCTGAGCGGGTGAAGGCGAGGAACTAACCAGACTCACACGACACACACGCATGAGGGTCATGCACATCATGGATGTCTGACAAGAAGTCCAGTAAGAAGCTAAAGCTCATGGCGGAACAGCCGCCGATTAAGCGTCCGGGGCGGAAGATTACTCCGGGTAAGCGTGACCTGATGCCCTTGCGTAAGAAGCTCAAGGATGCCCCTCCCACTACTCTGGTATTATCCCCGTCTGAAAAGCGTTCAGAGATGGCTCTGTCGAGGCTGGCGAAGGACCGGGATGCGCTTGAGGAAGCGTCACTGTTGGAGAATTTTCCCCAGACGTTTTTGGGGGTGAAGTCGTATGGGTGGCAGCAGAAGGTATTGTGCGGGTTGAACCCCAAGGAGTCTAGGGTTGCGTTGAAGGCTGCGAACGGTTCAGGTAAGACGAGCATCATAGCTGCGTCTGCCGTCCTGTGGCACATGGTTCGGTTCCCTGAGAGTCTGGTGGTAACTACCGCTGGCGTCTGGCGTCAGGTTGAGGGGCAGCTATGGCCGACTTTGAGGAAGTACACGAACGGTCTGGGGCGGGGGTGGCACGTTACCAGTAACTCCATTGAGTACGAGAACGGGGCTAGGGCAATTGGCTTCTCTACGAACGACCCCGGAAAGTTTGAGGGTTGGCACAGGCAGGGGCCGACTGAGAACCTGATGATGATTGTGGATGAGGCTAAGACTGTCCCTAATTCCATCTTCACAGCCATAGCCAGATGTCAGCCGTCCAGACTCCTTTTGATGTCCAGCCCCGGAGCGTCATCGGGGGCGTTCTATGAGGCGTTCACCAAGCAGCGCAAGTTCTGGGAGTGTCACACCGTCACTGCCTTTGACTGCCCGCACTTGACGAAGGAATGGATTGACGACCAGATAGAGACTTACGGGGAGAACAGTCCGCTGGTGCGCTCCATGATTTATGGGGAGTTCATGGACGACAGTTCCGAGGGACTCGTCCTTAACCTTAAAAGCCTTGAGGAGTGTCTCCAGAATCCGCCTGAGGTTAAGTTGGGGATTAGGGTGGCGTTTATTGATTTTGCTGCGGGCGGGGATGAGTGTGTGTTCGCCTTGCGGAACGGGAACAAGATAATGGACATGGTGTGCTGGCGTGACCGTAACACGAACAACACCATCGGTAAGATTATCAATCTAGTTAAGAAGCATGACCTGAATCAGGATGAGCTTTATGCTGATGAGGGTGGGTTGGGGTTGCCTTTGTGCGATGCCCTGATGGACGCTGGGTACGACATTCATCGGGTCAACTTTGGAGCTAGGCCGTTTGATGACAGGTACGGCAATCGGTCGGCGGAGATGTGGCACACGGCGGCTAGGGCGATTGAGAAACAGGAGGTTATCCTGCCGGACGACCAGACTCTTCATCAACAGATGGTGACGAGGCGGGCGGAGGTTAGTCGGAAGGGGAAGCTGGGGTTGGAGCCGAAGGACAGGATGCGGGCCAGAGGACTGGATAGTCCTGACCGGGCCGATGCGGTGATGGGGTGCATATCCTGCGGGGGCGGAATCGGCGGAACATGGGAGCGTTTCAACGCCATAACCCGTCCCACCCTTGATGACATCTGGGGGGAGGCGGAACAGGATTATCAGAGAGATGCCTTGCCAGCGGGTATGTTTGTGGGTTAAGGCTTGACAAGCGTAAGTCAAGCAGCTATGGGGGTTTAAGAAACTGATGACTAAAAAGGTCCAAAAGACAAGAGAGCCAGACAAGACTGGTCACATCAAACCGACCAAGGCTGACCTCAAGGAAGGGAAGGCTGCGCCACGGGGGAGAAATCGTGGGAGGGGTAGGTAATGCCTTTCAAGAGCAAAGCCCAGCGGTCCTACCTGTATGCGAAGAAACCAAAAGTTGCGAAGAAATGGGCGAAAGAAACGTCCAAGGGAAAGAAGCTGCCCAAGCGGGTAGCCAATAAGAATCCGTCAGGGAGAAATAAATGAGCTCAAAACTTTTCACACTCGTAAGTTCGGACATCAGTTCCCGTGTTCGCTGGGAAACCCGTCAGGCACTCT